ACGATATAACAGAAATTTTTATTGGGATACTATATACCCCCTGCCTATCAAAATTAAATAATCTGGGGTCAAATTGTCGACAAATCGACAAAGAGATAAAGAGATTAAGCGGTTTAGGTATTTATCTACTTACCGACAGTCCACCCGACTCAGCGGGGCTCTCAGGAAACTCTCAGTTAACTCTCAGATTTTGGGGGCACTAATAATTCTCAGACAATTCTCAGGTAACTCTCAGACTAACTGGGTGTGAGCTGAGTCACACTAGACGATAGGCTCTCAGAAATTTCTCAGGCAATTCTCAGGTAGCTGCGACTGCGAAAGTGTGACGCATTTCATAGGGGGAAATCATGGTGTTTTGAGTCGGTTCATGGTAGGTGAAAGAAATGTCCGAATTGCCCCGATTTGGAAATCGCTTACCATCACGAGCTGCGATAGTCAAAACGACACGCGGGAAAGGGTGAAAATGTGATGCAACTCACAATGAAAGTGTGACCCATTTCACAATTTATTTTTTTCGACACGCTCATTTCGATTTGACCCGTTCGAGCTGCGAGAGTAAATTGGTGTCTTGTAAGGGTGAGCAAGCGTAGTTCACCGAGTTAGTGGAAAATCGGGTATCCGATTAGTACCTAGTTTCACTCGGTAACTAAAGGCAGTCGTACCCTAGAAATTAAGACTTTATTAGTCTGCAATTTCTCTCGGTTTGAGGATACCCGATTTCCGCGAGAATGACGAACGAGAGGCATTAGTTTCGCTAGTCGATAAATTAGAAATAAATCTAGCCCGAGTTCGCGCCTTGTAAGCGTGGCAAGGTCTAGCGGGTAGGCGTGGCGAAAGTCGCGCCTATCCACGCAGTACCAAACCGACTAGAAATGGAGAAATGAACATGGGTTCAATAACCACGACACCACATAAGCCACGCGTAACCCGAGCATGGGTTCAGTCTAAGCATGGCGTAAGTGAGGTCACAATAACCAAACCTAATGGCGAGACTTTCACAATTCCCGCCACCCCTGCCAAGCCACGCAAACCGCGTAGGCGTAAGGGTAAGCCACACCAAGCCAAGCGTTCGACACGCAAGGTTCAACCTCTCACCTATAAAGTGAGCGAACAAGACTATAAGGCTATCGAGCTGCAGGAACGCATGGATAAACTCATGCGCGAAATGGGTTCGATACACGCAGAATAAGATTAGTGACCCCGCATGGTGCAGGGTAGAGGTTCGAGTCCTCTACGGGGTACTCATGCAAACCCGCATGAATTGACTAGATTGGATACTGACATGGTGCTATCTAATGGCGATTTATTCGCTGTAATGATTGCTTTATTCTCATGCAATTTTGCGCTAATCATAGCGTTTCGCAGGGTTTATGTACTCGAACGCAAACTGCGCAGGGTGCAGGGATACTATGATGCACGATAACTTACTGCTTGACCTCACCCCGCGTGAGGTTGAGGTAATACGCATGGCTTTGCGCCAAACCCAAGATACACACCAACGCAACGGCTTCAAGGTTCTAGTGACCGAGGTCGAGGAATTGCGTTCTAAGATTGCCAATGCTATTATTGACAACCACACTAACGGAAAGCCCGTTAGCGTATAGAGATAGGTAAGCCTATGTCTGATGAAGTAAAGTGTGCCTTCTGCTCAGGGTTACTCCCTGATGTAGATGACAGGCGCACCATGCCTGACGGAGACATAGTGTGTGCAGATTGCACACTCTATTGCGAGTCATGCTCAACGCTTATGGCTAATGATGACGCACTTGTCAATGACAACAATGTCTATTGTTCAGAGTGTGCCACTCGTTGCGATAATTGTAGTGATGTCACACACCAAGACGATACTCACAGAGTGGCTCGCGACATTTGGTGTACGCCATGCTACGAGAACAATACATTCTACTGCGAAAGCTGCAACGAGAACTATCCTGACTATTGGTCTAACTATTGGGTCGAGGATAGCACTTACTGTGAGTCATGCTACGAGTCAGAGTGTTACTATTGTGAGGACTGTGACGAGTACCGAGTCAATGGTAACGACTGCGAGTGTGACGGCATAAGCGGTAGTGCCCGCCAACCTTGCGGTTGTCGTGGCTTTATCCATAACTACTCATGCAAGCCTAACCTCACCTTCAAGGGTAACTCCCGCAAGGGTGTGTACATGGGCTTTGAGTTAGAAATGGAGATACGCAGTACCAGCGACGAGTTACAGGAAGCTGCAAGGTTTGCTTCCAATGCGCTCGACCCTATCGCTATCCTTAAATCTGACGCTAGTATAGGTCGAGACGGATACTCAGGCTTCGAGTTAGTAACTCAACCTCACTCTCATGCAGAGTACCGAGACAACTCCAAGACACTATGGGATACCATAGATAAGTTGCGTACCGACCATTACGCTAGGTCATGGGATACTAATACTTGTGGACTCCATGTCCATGTGTCTCGCGCTGGCTTCAGTAGTGGCGCACACACGCACCGCTTTATCGCTTTCATCTATCACAATAGTGAGATGATGATGAAGTTTGCGGGTCGTAAGACCGACTTCGCACGCTTCAATGATGTCTATAAGTTTGACGAGTATGACAAGCCAGTCATGTCCTTCAAGCACAAGGTAGGCAACCCACGCAATAATTCCACAGAGAGATACTCTGCGGTTAATACACAAAACAGGGATACGCTGGAGCTGCGCTTCTTTAGGGGTACTATGAACCCTAGCGGGGTGTTATCCGCGCTTGACCTAACACAAGCCCTAGTGGAATACACTAGAGAGCTGCGCTTAGATGATGTCAAACTAGGCGCACTCACATGGGACTGGTTCGCTGATTATGTCAGAGATAACAACGGACTATACCCTGACCTATACGCACGCTTGCCTAAGATTGCAAGCACAAGCGTTACCAACCGACAACTAATGGAAGCATAGAGAGGATACTATGTGCATACTCGTAGTGTGTGAGCCTAACTCCACACCTAAAGCCAGCGACTTACATGCTGGTGCTTGCGCCAACCCGCATGGTTTCGGGTTTGCCATACACGCTGGAGATAAGATTATCTCAGAGCGTAGTATGTCTGCTAAGAAATCTATCAAGCGGTTCATGGAGCTGCGAGCGCAGTACCCTAACGGCTATGCCATGTGGCACGCACGATACGCTACACATGGTGTAAAGAACGAGCAGAATTGTCACCCCTTCAAGGTCGGTGATGATGAAGGCACATACCTAGCACACAATGGTGTGTTAGATGTTGCTATTCCGCATGGCGATAGACGCTCAGACACACGCGTATTTGCAGAGGATACTCTACCTAAACTAGGCGGTGTAGCTGCACTAGATGATGATACTATTTGGCTCATGATTTCTAAGTGGGCTAGCGGTAGCAAGATTGCAGTACTCACGACCAGTCCGACTGCCAAGTATCCTATGTACCTAGTCAATGAGAACTTAGGCACATGGGATAACGAAGGTATCTGGTGGTCTAATCAGAGTCACAAGCGTACTACCTATACTGCACCCAAAGTAGTTTCACCTATTGACGAAATGCCTGAAATCTATGACAGTTTATTAGGCAAGTATGACGAGCCACTCATGGAGTTGTGTCCATACTGCTACGAGGTCGCAGACCTTAATGACAACCCATACTATTGCCCAACATGTACCATGTGCTACGATTGCGGTGATGTAATACATGCTTGCATGTGCTACACTCCAAGCACTGCTAAGTGGACAAGTCGTAAAGATTACGACCTATTCCCATACTAGAATTCTGTATGCAAAGTGTATGCAGAGTAACACCAACAGAGAGGTAACAAATGTCCACAACATCAACACTCTTCAACTTAGTTGAGGAAATCCGCGTAATCGCTGACGAACTAGAGGCTAACATTGAGTCTGCAGCTTCGTCAGACCACATGCCTAAGGGCACTATAGTCAAGGCTAAAGAAGTACAGAACCGCTTCAAGCCTAAGTCATTGTGGGTCTCACTAGGAGACGGCACATACAAGCACCTTACTGGTAAGAAAGGTTTAGTTACTACCGACTCACGCCTCAATGGGTATGTCGATGTAATTTTTCAACCCTAACTGCCTGACCTGAGTACGTCAATAAACTGCTCCTTCCAACTTTACAGAAAGGATAAATAATGACAGAGTATCAACAAAGCAAAGGCTATGTAACTGTTACTACACTTGATGACGGACATGATTTTGTTTATGGTGTATTCGAAACAGAAGATGAAGCCCGTAAGTTTGGTGAAAACTTAACCACCTATGTTGTTCATGCAGTCCATACACCAGTACTACACTAAGGAGATAACATGAGTTATGAACCACCACTTAATGACCCTGACTTCGAAGATGAAGAAGAAATCGAAGAAGAGTTTGACGAAATGTTAGAGGAAGCACTAGAGAGATAGGAGATACAATGCAAGGTCTATGCACAGGTCATGAAAACCCTGACCTATGGTTTAGCGAGTCCATCGATAGCGACATTGATAACTACCATGTCAATGAGAATAGCGCAGAGTACAAGCAACGCATGGCTAATGTCAGGACCGCGCTTACTATCTGTAATGCGTGCCCAACCAAAGCTGATTGTTTCGCTGAGGGCATGAAGAAAGAAAACTTAGACAATGGAATTTGGGGAGGCACTCTACCAGGCGAACGCCTCGTACTTACAGATGTTTCATTGACATGGAATAATCGTAGGTCTATGATTAACTTCGCACATAGAGTGAGGACAACAATGCAATGAAGTCACTAACATTCTTACTGCTCGTAGTAATAGCTCTGCTATTAACCGACAACTCAAAGACAGCCACGGACACAACAGACAAAGGCGTGCAAGTCTCTTGGAGTATAGAGGATAGCAAAGCGTATGCTAGAGACAAACTCAGCGAGTGGCAAGATAACCAATGGTCATGTCTCAACAGATTGTGGGGCAAGGAATCCGCATGGAATCCTCAAGCTTTCAATCCTGTTCGTGTGATGGGGAAGCACGCGGGTGGGATTCCACAACTGTTGGGACTTGACCCTGACACACCAGCACCACGACAGATAGAGCGTGGGCTTGATTATATTTACTATAGATACGGAACACCATGCGATGCATGGTATCACTGGAAGAGGAATGGTAACTATTAATGAGTGAGCACATAGATAACATTAGTCATGACTACTCGCAGTCAATGGACATACGCGGTGAGCCAACCACAGTATGTCCTTGTGGCTCAGAGTTATGGCTAGTCAAGGTAATGTTTGATGAGGAAGGGGATATCGGTATGTGGTTTACAGAGACAATGGAATGCGTAGTATGTGGTACTCTAGCCACAGCTCCGTATCCTAGCGAGGTAACAGATGGCTGAGTTTCTACACCAAGTAGTTAAGAAGCGTGAACGCGAGATGGAAATGCGTGGTTTGTTAGACTTTGATTCATGGACCCGTACAACCCAGCACGGATTCAGCGTACCAACTATTCCAATACCACCTGCTAATGAGATAGCATATAGGTTTCACACTATGAATGGTGTGACAGAACACTCTGTTATATTTCCTAATGTTAATAGTTGGATTCAATCAGTAGTAATGATTAACACACCAGCAAGCGTGACCTTGAATTCGCCTCAACAACTTGCACTTAATGCGTGGGAGTTGTTAGCGGGACATCCATGCAGACCAAACTATACTTGGAATAACAATGTCTACACATGTAGAGCTTGTAGCGGTACTTACACAACACACGGAAGCGAGTGGCAACATGGCCAGTTATGAATATAAATGCGAGATTGACTCAAGCACTATCACAATCAGTAGAGGTATGACAGAACAGGAAATCGTACCTTACTGCGACAGTTGCAACGAGCCAATGGTAAGGGTGTACAGTGCACCACCTGTCAAGTTCAATGGCAGTGGATTCTATTCAACAGGAGGATAGCAAATGGTATGTGAAGTATGCGAGAACGGTGGTTGTTCAGCCTGTGACTTACAGTCTGATGAACTACAGTTTGCTAGCATGAAAGAGATTGAAGAGTTCTACAATGTAAATGGGGAAGCATTACATGTTGACCCAGCAGAGATGGACTTGGAGGGCATGATACAACAGATGATAGATACCGAAACTGATTTCGACAGGGAGTACATACCTGACAGTGAATAGTAAACTACTAGAAACTATCCTCGCTGGCTTGCTCCCATTCATCATGATGGGTGCGCTCTTCGGTCTCTACAAATTCGTCTGGGGTTTCACTTACTTCCTCTTGAATGTCTTTGTCTAAGTATGGTTTGAAGCCACCAAGTTTATTGACCAGTCGCTTGACAGCTCTGTTACCTCTCATGCGTGCTGCGTCATCACTACCTAGAGATAGGTAATTGCTTATCTCTTTGTAGTCCATGGACTCTGCATATCGGAAGAAGAGTATCTTTCTATCCTCTTTACTTAACTTCCAATATGCGGAGTCTATCTCCATCATCATAACAGATAAGTTTCCACCTTCTGATGGGGCGCTTGGACGCCCTGGTCTGCCTAAGTTTAACTTGTGAGTAACACCATATTCATTACGCAACACAGCAGGGAGCAGTGCTTCTACAACATCTGCCTCATAATAATACAAATCTGAAACGTCGTATCCGACACTCTTTGCCTTCCATTTCTGGCAATAATCCAACGCATGATTACGTAAGCTTCGGTAAATTAGGTTCTTTGCATCCTTAGTACCTATCTTTTCCCACTCGGCTACCTTGTTAGGGTGCTTAGTGAACCACTCGTATAGACTCTGCTTAATATCTTCAAGTTCAACCATGTCAAACTTGCGGTGATACTCAGAGGCTACTGATGTGATTACGTATTCCCATGGTTCAATTTGTTGCCAGTTCATCTGCCATTGCTTTCTTGTATAGTCGGGTTGCTGACATTAAATCATCTACTGTAATCAAGAAACCTTTAGAAATATTTGGTGGTATGTTGCATGTAATCTCTCGACCAAACTCTTTCACGCACCAGCGTAGTGCATCTGTCGGCACAATTAGTGTGCTTTCTTCGAGCACGAATGCCCAGTATGCAGCTTCGGTTACACCCAGTCCTGATGGTGCCCAGTCCTCAATCTTCTTGAAGTAACACTCAGTCTCGATGTATAAGTTATTAGTCTTAGCCCACTTGCGGTCACGCTTTACTTCAACAGTTCTGCCACCAGTAAGTAACTCATCTACTAACTGTTCACCCTTGCGTCCGTACCCAAAATCTAAATCAAACGATGACTTGTTTGTCATTAGTTAACTCCTTCATCAGTTGTCTCCCAATGTACTCTGTGTACGCTGGCGGTATTGCTTCGACCAGTTCGCCCCAAATCATCCAGTCAATTCCCATTGCTTCACGTGCTTCTTCAATAGTCTTGGCAGTCGTACCACCGTAGACATACTTACCTGTTGCTCTGTCTAACCCTTGAGGGTTGTCATTCATGGCTCCGTACACACCAACAGGTTTACCCTGCTCCTTATGCTTGCACTTCGTGCCCTCAAGTTTAACATTACTTTCAAACAATCTATGCCTGCGTACCTTCAAGCCAAAGGCTGAACCACATATCTGAATTGGGTTGATAAGTGGCGCACCCTTGACGTTCTCAATTACATACGGCTTACCTGATTCAATCAATAGTTCCCGTACTGGTTCAAGCAAGTCCAACTTACTAGTCTTCCCACCCTGTGCTTCACGCAAGTTCTTTGTAATGCTATGAGTCTGACATGGAGGTGACGCATGGATTGCGTCGTACTCCTGCAGCTCATCAATAGTAACAGTATTAAAGTCTCTGCGTAAATAAGTAAACGGATAACGCTTACCATGTTTAACATCAAGACCAGTTACTTCAAAGCCTGCTAAGGCGTAGCCCTTAGAAGCTCCACCTGCACAACAGAATAGGTCAAGTAGTTTCATTTATCCCATTGTCCTCGTAGTACCAGCAAACCAATGATTGCATAGTTAGCCATATCTTTGAATGAATCTTCAAGTGATTCATGCTGAGGGTCAGCACCACTATCGACTAGATTACTGATGCGTGCCAACTTGTCATGCATCCGTACACGCAAGCCGTTGATAGGCCCACCAGGGGCTTGCGAAATATTCTTAGGACCATAGTCCTTGTGCTTACTCAACAACAACTCAGACAACTCATTGATTGTGTTGCTCAGGTGTGTTTCGAGGTGAAGTTCCCGAGCAACAGAGGGATTGTTAAAGTTATCTTTAGCTGGTCGTCTTGCTTCTGATATGATTCTATCTTCAATCCCAGTCCTGATACGTATTGGATAATCTGCCATATCTCTTCATTCTCCATCTTCGAGTAGCTGTTTAAGTTCATCATCAATTCCCACCATACTAGAGCCAACAATCATATCTTCAATAACATCTAACACAGTATCAGGGTCTGTCTCTGCTGAGAACAAAGTCAAGTATGTGTCCTGTGTTATCGAACGTATCTGTTCGGGGTCTTCTGCATAGCGGTACATGCAACGCAATAGCGAACCAATCATTAGGCGATAGCCATTAGGCAACACCAATGCTGGGTCAAACTCTTCGTCCTCTTCAAGCAGATGGTCTGTTGCGTCGAAGACATTCTCAAACTCCTGTCCACATTCTGGACATGGATTCAACTTATTCTTCATTCGTTAATCCCATCTTTTCTTTAATGAAACCCGCACCGTACTTTGTGTATGCCGAATTAACATCTTCCCCGTCACCGAATCCCACGATAGTGACTGGTAGTTCTCTCGCCAAACTGTTTGCGAATTCCCGTCCTGGTCCGTCTCCGTCTGCGAAGACAAAGATGCGCTCGAAGTCAGCAAGCAATCTTGTGTAGTGCTTCTTCCAAGAGTTTGCTCCTGGTACTCCGACACATGGGATTCCAACACATCGTGACATAGTAAGGGTGTCGAGTTCACCTTCACACACTCCAATCCAGTCGCCTGCTCGTTCGATATCTAGTACGTTGTACATCTTTGTATCTGCACCTACCATGCCCATGTACTTAGGTTCAACAGCAGGGTTGAGTGAGCGAAAGCGTATGTCTACAATGCCTGACTTAGTTACATAAGGTATGCTAAGTCTGCCAGTATACTGTTCGTGTCCTGGCTCAGGCTCCGCGACTACGCCTAATCGTGCCAACCGTGCTACCTCCAGAGTTATACCCCTGCTTCGAAGGTAATCTTCGGCCTGATAAATGCTTTCCTGGTACCGCTTGGACGCTATGCCCAAGAGTTCCTTCTGCGAATTTTGCTGCGCCACGTATGTCACATCCTTCTTGTTGTGCTATAATTTGTAAACTGTTTCCTTGTACACCGCAGGCAAAGCAAACAAATAGATTCTCGTCTAGGTTTGCAGTTCCACTTTGATGTGAGTCACCATGGAACGGACACTTCAGGTTGACTTGCCCATGGTCACGACGCATACTAGCACCGTAGTGCTCTAGTACAGCCTTGATGCTGGGCAAATCATTCACCGAATACATCTCCTAATCGTAATACTAAATATGAATCTGCTATTGACTTTCCTCTAGCCTTGATAAGTAGAGCTGGTAGGACGGCATCACGGTCGAGACCCCTTGCTTCCGCATAATGCGTTGCTTCAATCTGTGCTTCTTTTGTCCACCCACTAAGGTCAATGGCGTTGCCTGCACCTGGTGCTTTGCATTCGATAACGCCAATGCTTCCAAGGAAGTCTTTGCGGACAACAACGTCGCCCTCATCTCGTGCACCTGTTCGAGCAAGTCGTTCACTATCGTATCCATTTGCTCGAAACCAGTCTCGGATGTCGGTTTCGTACGTCGCACCTCTAGCCTTGTGACTCTTGCGTGTCGTCATCTACTTCGTATTCCTTTGGTAGTTCAAACTTCTCAATGACTGAACGTAATCTATCTTCGTACTCTTTAGTTAGTGCAGATACTGCATCCTGCCAACCTTCGACATATGCTTCTTGCTTCATAATCTTTAGTGTCTTTTCCATTAACATTATTCTCCTTAAACATTCTCTGGTATATCATCAATGAACATGTACTCAGGATTAAAGGCAACCCATGTCATGAGTCCTCCTCCTGCGTCAGCTCTACCGTATCTATTCTTAACAGGTGCAACACCCATAGAAGTACCAACAACGCCGAGGGTGCATATAAGAGCAGGAAGTTGAGCAACCTTACCCTGAATAGCGGAGCGCGGTTGACACGGGCTACCTTGGACAGCCTCCGAAGTGTGGTGTAGTACAACCACTGCAGCATTAGTAGCCCTCGCAAGATACTTCAACTCCTTCATGATTGCACGCATAGATGCAAACTCTTCACCACCATCGGTGGCTACATCCATTAGATTATCTACAACAATCAATGTTGGTGGGCAACCCCATAGTTCTTCAAAGGCTTGCACTTCTTCATCAATATCTTGTAGTGTTGGTGCTGATTCAAACGACCATACAATGTGACTACCCTTTGCAAGGGTTGCCTTTGTCCAACCATGGTCTGTATTCATCAATGTTTCAACGTCAGTCTGTGACTTACCTGAAATCATTGAGGCTAATCGCATAGCCATTGTGTGTGCGTTGGTATCTGCTGAAATATAAAGTGTTGGGACTTTCATCTTCAACGCTAAAGCCAGTGCTAGAGTGGACTTTCCGACTCCAGGTGCGGCTGCGAACATCGAAACCTCAGAGCGCCTAATGATAATTTTGTTACTTTCGAACGCCTTAAAGCAACTAGGGAGCGGTTCTCCACCGATACTGGAACGACCAACTGAGCGGACAAGTGTACGCATCCTTCATCATTCCCTTCTGTGTAGAAAGAACGCAGCCACTTACGTGGTGTGCGTCGGTAGCTGCGTTCCTTCATCAACGTTTTAGTTTACTGGCTTGCACTGGTCGGGAGTCCCCTGTGGGGTTGGGCATGCCCAGAAAGCGTAAGGCTTCCCAGTGTTCTTGCTCACTCCCTGACGGAAGACTCTCGCTCCGTGTACGCACGTCGGGCTCGCTGTCCCTGATGGTGTTACCGCGCTTGGTGGAGGTGTAAGTAACGGACCCTGCGCCTGGGTTGGAGCGGAGTAGGTGGATGGCGGAGTGCCTTGAGTTGAAGGCGTGGTCCCCAAAGGGGCTGCATTGTATGCACCGACGACCAATCGTTGCACCGCTGCTACTTGTGTTGAGTAATCACCAATGCCTTCTAGCAATACGCTGAGTTCATCAGCAGTATTAGCACGGATATTAATCATATCCCCAGCAGGTGTCTTGTAACTGACTTGCAGTTTCCAGTCTTCCATTTGTTTTCCCATCTATATCTTTGTTGAGAACGTACAGAAATCTGTAAGTCCACATTTGTATTGGCAGTTGTTTGTATTCGGTAAAAAGATTCCAGACTTTCTTGCTTTGTCAAACCCTGCAACTAAGTATTCTAACTTGTCCTCAGTATACTTGTTAAGGTTTACTAGGTCAGACACACCGTGCTGACGTGCCATCCAATAAGTCCCCCACTTAACATCAATGCCAAATGTCTTTAGCATTCCGACTTTATAGAAGCCGAGTTGCAGTGTATTGGAAGGTGTTTGCTGAGAGGTTTTTAAGTCGACGATAACAAGTTCACCATTGACTTCAAACACCCTATCAAGAATCATCTTGACTGGCACGCCAGCAAAAGTAGGTAACATAGCTAGCTCTACTGCTGGTGTACCTTGTGGTGTCTTCCACAGTTTCCAGTCAGGGTTAGCCTTACGCCAGTCGATGTAGGCTTGCACCCAACGTGGACCAGCATCATGCCAAAAGTTTACATCTTCTTTGTTTGGGTTAGCCTTGGTTGCTCGACCACCAACACGTGCGTTAGTCAGGTCGGTATCACCAAGTTCTTGTGCCCAGGCTTTAGCCCATAGTTCAGTCTGCATTTTCTAAGTCCCACATTTCTGTCGCTGTATGGAAAGCACTGCCACCTACAGACCAGACTGACGGTGCCTCAGGTACTTGCATGAGTCGACCAAGGTAGTATTGATAACCACAGTCGACGTAGGTACTGAACGCTGAGTAACTCACATGTTCAGGTAATTCGTAATCTCCAAGTTGAATCATGGCATAAGCATAGCACGGTATTACATCAGTGTAAGTAGGCACATCAGCCTTGCTTATTTACACCCTCAGATTCTGTGTGTATAATTAATATTAATATATAATATATAAACCCCGAAGGGGTTTTATTATATACAATAATATATATAATATACTATAGGAGATACTATGTTAGAAGTTTTCTTTGGAGTATTGTTAGCCGTCGCTGTACGCGACGTCTATCTAGAACTGATTGAAAGATACAGAGAGCACCGATTCAAGAAGAACCTAAGGGTTTTTGCTGACCAACTTGAGGACCTAGAAGCCGACGACGAAGACCTATAGAATTCGCTTGGAATCACAGGGGCTGGCTTACTCCTGGGCACATAAGCGATATATCTCTGTAGAAGGCGTATGATTCCATCGCTGGAAACGACAAAAGACCCCCCAACCTAGGGTGATTACCTTAGGAAGGGGGGTTTCTTGTCTCTATGGGCCTGTGAGAGCCCTTAAATGGGGGTTATTCGGAGCCTAGTCCGTACTCAGCTTCAGTCTTATCTGCCCACTTAGCCAATGGAGCTGTCACTCCACCGATTAGGATAGCATGCTCAGGTTGCATGTCCATGATAAGGGCTAACCCCATAGTCACGGCTGATGCAAGGACGGCACGTAGGTAGGACTTGATAGCGGCTACTTCTTTAGGGCCGAAAAACTTCTTGATTAGTTCTTTCATTTCTTCTCTTTCTTTTTTGGTAGTGGCTTTAGTTTGGATGCAGCTAACCTGGCTTTGCCAACCGCAGAGAACTTGGGCTTGTCTAACCATGGGAACCATGGGGAATCATCATTCCCACAGTTATCCTTGATTGATATATGTAAATGCTTATTGTGTGGATTGGTACCAGTGTATGGCTTGTCACCTCTACCTGGAATCCATATCTGACCCTTGAAGATTAGATACTTAACACGCTTGTCCTTCTTTAGCTGCTCATAGATTTCATGGCAGTCAATGTTGCGTGCAGGGTCATGGGTTAAATCAACAGCAAGCCCTGTGTTGTGGTCACTGTTGGGATTCTGACGGATATGCGAACTCGACGGGAGCAATCCATCGGAGGCTTTCATACGCGATGGTGCTATCACTGTGGCCTGGCGCAGAACAGCAATAGCGGCAGGTGTGGCTTTCTTGGCAACAGGTTTCATCAGTTGTCATCTCTCCCCTTTTGAATCATAATCTGGTATAGGATTTCTACTTTTTCTTCAAGTCGAATGACTGAGTCTTTTAGGCTTGAGCCTGAGTTAGGCTTTAGTTCATAGAGATAGTGCTTAACTAACCAGCGAACCGCTGTAGCAAAAGCTCCAACTAAAGTACAAACAGATACGGCTAGACCTAGCCATTGAGCAGTAGACATTATACAGTCCTAATCGTGATATCAATGACACCACCATAACCTGTGAATCCACGGTCAGGCGGTGTGAGGCGGGTGAAAGAGATTTGTTCAATGACCACTTGACGTGACTCACCTGTGGTTAAGTCTTGCCATGTTACAATGTCACCGTTTTCTTCAACGGCTTCTAGTTGGCCAATTCTATCGAAGGCTCTGCCTTCGTATCCTGTCTGAACATTGTATCTATCTGTCTCAACATCGAAACAATAGACAGGAAATCTCATTACTCGCTGGCGAGGAGTAGCAATAGTTGCTTTCGCCTGGTAGCCCTTCATAACAGGGCCCTTAGATGCATCGGTACCATCGCGGTACATAACAAACTTGTAAGCCAAATACTCCTGGGCTTCTTGTGGATTAGACGTAGTTACTTCAACTGGTGGTACGGATGCATCATATGCAACTACGTCGTACTCAGTGCCATCAGCCGTAACTGTTTCTAGCATCATAGACCCATACTCAAAATCACCACGAGCGACAAGTCGCTTGAAGTTTTTAGGCTCTAACGTATTGTATCTGATATAACCTGTTTGCAGATATCCTGTTGTAATCAGGTCTGTGTCATCTTCAATATATGTTGAGCCAGTAACATTGGCAAGTGCAGTAGATGATGTGACAGCAGTAGATGTAACCGTTGCTGTTACCGCACTTGTATATGTAAAGGTTGTAGTTGTAGCACTTGTAATAGTCCACTCATTAGTGGTTGAATTAAAGTTAGAATCAACACCCTCTACCCATACTAAATTTCCAGCAATTAAACCATGTGCAGATGCAGTTGTCAGCGTAGCAACACCTGATGTCATTTGCTTATTGGTAATTGTACCACCGACTGAAACAGCAGAAGTTGCAAAGACTAGCTGGTCGGTTCCATTAGCAAAAGCACAACCAGTAGTAACATGTCCTGTTACTCCACCATAATAAATGTCATTTGCATAAGCAAAACGTAGTGGGGCAATCTCTAAACTTAAGTCAATACGAATAACACCAGGCTCACCATTTACACCAGTAGCGCACCAAACAAAGTGGTCACGGCTAGCAAAGTCATAACATGGCTGTGATGTTTCTACAATAAGAGGACCATATGATAGTGAACCATCATTGTCATTGACAGTAGCAACACGGATACCCTTGTTAGTGCCAATCATCATGTAGCCTAAATAGTAATGAATCTTGTGTACTACTTCACCTACTGGCATTTCCGCTGCTGTGATAGCAGATGTCAACGTTGGCATTACACCAGCAGTTGACAATGTAAACTTGATAATGGTTGACTGAATACCGTTGTAACCAGCTACATAAATAGCAGGACCAGAGGCTGCAACTGATGTATATACGTGTGTTGTTGATGGATGTGTGTATACAGCAGTAGGCATAGCAGATGCATTAGGAGCGAACTCATACACCTTGTTGTCAGCACACATGACGATACGCTCTTTAACGTATTCCATTGTTGCGTTAGAAACTGTACCAATCTCATCAAACATAAGAGTAACGTCGGCAGTAGATGCTGATGTACCAGTTAATGGCTTCTTATATACTTCCTTCTTGGTAGAAGAATTAGTAATCCAATAAGCATTTACGCCATCATCACAGATTGCATAAACTCGTGTAGCGCCTCCAGAATTATAATCTACAAAATTAGTTAGGTTTCCATCAATATCAATCTTGTCAATATCATACTCATCAGAAAGCAGTACACCCTGTGTGTTGTTCCATTTGATTGAACGGACAAACTGGTTTGGTCGGCCAGTTGTTTTGAGAGCACCAGTGGTAAGGTGCCCTACATTAACATCGTTAAGTAGGGTCACTTCACCTGGTGTCCATACGTCTACACCTTTGCTATCGGCAAAGCGATAATGTTCAGGTGAGTTAGATGGGCTTTGTGCTGGGTCGTAGAAGGTAATACCATCTCCGCCATGGAAAGATGACTGGCTGCGAATCCACCAACCAGTTAGTGATTGCTCACCTGGTTCAGTCTGATTGTCAAACTGTTCCTTACGGAATGGTGCAGTCTGTCGGATATATGGACGTGAATCATTGATTGCATAGATGAATGGCATACCACCAATAGCAACATCATATGCCATATCGGTGTTCTGCCAGATAGCAGATGTAGCAACTACACCTACGTCAACAGCAATAGCTCGCGTTGCACGACCTTCGGTAATATCACGACCAGCCACGTAGACTCCTTAGTTTTGTTGTTTTTGTTGCGCTCTTTGTTTAATTGTATCTAGTGTCCAGTACATATCATAGTAGCCAGCATCTAGCGAGAATCGCTTTATGTGTCTTACTAACGCACCAGTGTGTGCATACAGAGGAATACCTGCTGCTTGCATCTTACGGAAGAAGACAATGTCTTCACCAACATACTTGTCGCCAACATTTTCTTGTTCGGCAAACATTGACTCACCAGGAAACTTCTGGCGCATAGGTTCAATAATTGACTTGTGCATCAACACAAATCCAAACCCTGCACTGTCCACCTTAATCAGTTCATTAGGTGGTAGTGGGTGGATATGCTGAATGGAAAACTCATCTACGTCAAGGAACAATGCTGGGTATGGCTTAGCCAATGTACCCTCATTTTCCTTGGAGATAAAGTAAGTTCCACTAACAACTGGCTTGCCAATCTTATCGGCAGCATCCCATAGTTTTGCAACTACCTCCATGTTGACTACAATATCTGAGTCAATCCATAGTAGCCAGTCACTCTTGATATGGTCAGCCCAGTAGTCAAACAGAACCTGGCGTTGTCTGCCAATCTGATTACCCTGTACTCGCATACTGTGGGTTAGTTCGATGCCATTGTTAGCGCACTGTAGTGCTACGCTAACGACACCTTCTGTGAACTTTCCATCAGTATTACCATTGTCGCACCAGCCAATTGCTAGTGTTCCTTTATTTACTTTACCCATAGTGTCCCCCTATTAGTTTTGTTTACAAAGCCTTCAGTAGTTTAGATAACGCATCAAGTTGCTTTTTAATTCCTTGCAACTCAGACATTGTCTTAACACGCAATGCTTCAACATCTTTTACTGTCTTTTTAGCTGTAGCTTCTGCTTGCTTAGCTTTGGCTAGAGCAA